ACGGTATGGTCACGTGCTGTTCGTGGAAACGAACGGCTCGCTAGTCTCCTGGGGCAGAGCCTCCACGCGACGACTGCTGTGGCCGCTACTGACAGGCAAAGAGGAAGAGATGAAACGATTCTTAATCGCTCGCGCGCTGCGCGACAACGGAGGGTGAGACCAATGGCTATCCAACTCAAGCTGACACACGAAGAGGGCCTGCGCCTCCGTCAGCAGACCGCGCACAAGGTTGAACGCGCGCCGCTACCGGGCGGCGGCGGTGTTCCCACCATGGGAACCGACTGGCGCTTCGACAAGTACCAAGACCCCACGGGCAAGACCTTCGAGGAAGTGCCCCAGGATAAAGACCCACGCCGCGTCGGTTCCGACGGGAAGCACATCCCGCTCGGCACCTACACGGTCCACGTGACCGCCAACATGCGCAACCTCGTCGTGGAGCGCAAGGGCAAGGTCACCCCGTTCAACTTCAAGAACCCGGCCGTCCGCAACCAGATGCGGATCCGGTACCAGACCCTGGAGAAGAACGGCAAGAAGACCAAAGAAGGCAAAGAGATCCACGAGTGGAAAGACAGCGGCACACCCCAGTACATCGCACCGAACTCGTTCGGTGGTGTCTATGTTGGGGACAACCAGCGCGCCATCTTGGATGAGATGCCGACGTAAACCATGTCCAGCAACAGCGGCGACAACTGGGATCTGATCAGCGCGATCCCCGGCATCACCGGGGATCTGCCGAACACTCCTGGGTTCGAGATCAAGGACCAGGGCGCGCTGATGGCGCGCATCCACAAGTTCCACGACGAGGGCGTGGGCGCGTGGGAAGAGAACCGCCGCATGCACTCGGAAGACCTCAACTTCGCCTACAACAGCGAAGCGCAGGGCCAGTGGGATCCGGTCGTCCTCCAGAACCGCCGCGGCAAGCCCTGCTACACATTCAACCGCTGCCTGCAGCCCATCAACCTTGTCGTCGCCGACATGCGGCAGACGCGACCGGCCGGTAAGGTTCGGCCGGCTTCGGACGGCGCGAGCGAACCGGTCGCTGAAATTTTCGGGGGCCTGTGCCGCTCGATTGAGCAGTGCTCTCGCGCCGACGCGATCTACGAGGAGCAGTACAAGTACGCCGTGGCGGGCGGGTTCGGCGCGTGGCGCGCCATGCCCACCTACATGGCCGACGACGGCGACGGCGCGTTCGATCAGGTGATCCGCCTGATCAACATCTCCAACCCGCAGACCGTTGTGTGGGATCCGCAGTGCGCGGACCCGTGCGCGGGAGACGCGAACCGCTGTATCGTGGCGGAGCGTATCTCGAAAGAGGTCTACGACTCGCTGTATAAAGACGGCGACGGGATGAGCTTCAACATCTCCCGTGACAGCTACGGCTGGTTCACCGATCAGGAGGTCCGTATCGCGGAGTACTTCGAGCGCATCCCGCGCGAGAAGAAGATCGCGAAGATGACCGACGGCTCGGTCGTGGACTACGACGCCGACCTGAAGGCCCAGGAAGCGCACTTCGACTCGATGGAGATCACCCACGAGTTGCACGGCGTGACCCGCATCGCGAAGGACCGGCAGGGCAAGCCCATGGTCCGCTCGACGGTCGTGTGGCAGGTCATGTGGGTGAAGGTCGATGGATCGAACGTCCTCGAAGGCCCCTACTACTACGACTGGAAGCGCATCCCCGTGATCCGCTGCCCGGGCCGGTACGTCAACATCGAGGGCCGCCGCAAGTTCCAGTCGCTGATCCGTCACGCCAAGGACGCGCAACGCAGTTACAACTCTCGTGCCTCGGACATGATCGAGCGCAGCGCGCTCCTGCCCAAGGCACCGTACCTCGTGACCGAGACTATGATCAAGGGCTACGAGGACCAGTGGAATCAGGCCAACGTCCAGTCACGGCCGTACCTGCCATACAACGTGGACCCCAAGGCGGCCGAGACGATGCCGCACCGGATGGAACCGCTCGACCTGCCGCAGGGCGCGATGGCGCTCGCGCAGATGTCGATACAGGACATCCAGGCCACGATCGGATACTTCGACCCAGCGCTCGGCAACGCGGAAGAGATGAACCGCGTGTCGGGCAAGGCCCTGGTGCAGCACACCGCGCGCAGCGACCTGGGCAGCTACGAATTTATCAGCGGCTTCCGCGCAGCGATGCAGCTGACCTGGGAGATGCTGATCGACATGATCCCGAAGGTCATGGACTCGGAGCGCATCGAGCGCATCATCGGGCACGACGGCGTCGAGAAGATGGTCACCATCAACGGCGCGCAGCCGGGCACGGAAGACCTCGTCAATGACCTCTCCAAGGGGTCGTACGACGTTGAGGTCACGATCGGCCCGTCGTTCCAGACCGCGCGCCAGGAAGCGCTCGACACGTTGATCGCGTTCAGTGAGGCGCTGCCGAACACCGCGCCCATGATCGCGGACCTGCTCGCCAAGAACATCGACACACCGGACGCGCAGGAGATGGCGCGCCGGCTCCGGATCCCGCTCATCCAGCAGGGGCTGGTGCAGCCCACCGAGGCCGAGAAGGCCGCGAACCCGCAGATCGGTCAGCCGACACCGGCCCAGCAGGCGCAGCAGAAGATGCAGCAGGACGAGGCCGCGCTCCTCGCCGCCAAGACCCAGAAGATGCAGGCGGACGCCGGGATCGCACAGTCGAAGCTCCAATCGAGCCCGGGCGAGCAGGAGAAGCTCAAGCTCGGCAACATGAAGCTCGCGAGCGAGATCCACGACAGCGCGCTCACTCATGCCGGCATACCCAACCAGGGCGAGCAGGCGTCGGCACAGCTCGAACTGCAGCACCAGCACAACCTGAACCAGCAGGAGCTGCAGCACAACGAGGCCACGCACCGGCAGGGCCTGACCCAGGAGCACGGCGAGCACGTCGCTGGCGTCCTCAAGGGCCGCTCAGAGCACGAGTCGGAAGAGTCGCGCACACAGCACGAGCACGAGCGCGAGGAGCGCCGGCTGCAGGAGAAGCACGCGCGCGAAGAGGCCCGCAAGGCCGAAGCGCACAGGGCCGACATGGCTCGGATGGCCGAGAAGCACGAGCACGAGCTGACGCACGCAACGAAATTGAACGAGGCCAAGGTCACCGCCGCGAAGGCGATGGCCAAGGCCAAACCGAAAGCAGCCAAAAAGGCCGCTTGATCCCTGTCTGGTGAGACACGCCTCGCGGCAGCGTATGCCGTGTTAATGGAGACATCAAATGGCTTTTACGAGAGAGGATCTGGCTGCCTACGAGAAGCAGCCGGCGAAGACTATTTCTGACAAAGTATCGCCGTTCCGCGGCGCTACCCCCGCCAAGGCCGCCGATGCCGCAGCTCTCGCTGCCGTCGCGGCCGGCAACGTTGATGCCACTCCGGGTGGCGCGCCAGTGCAAGCTGTCGCAAACACGGACCCGCTCACAGACGACGCCCCTGTTGTCGATGAGGATGGGACACTCGGTGACCTGACCGGATCAGGTGAGGGGACTTCGGATGAAACGTCGGACTCATCCACCGACACCGTCGATCCCAGCGACGAATCAGATCCCAACGCGGACCTGACAGCTGAAAACGCCGACGAGGCGTCGAATCTGCAGGCACCGCCGAAAGGTTCTGCTCGGGAACGCATTGTGGAAGTGTTGGATCTTGCGGAAGGTTATAAGATCTACGGCAAGGCGAAAGAAGAAGAGGTCAAAGAGCTGCGCGCCAGACTGGCTCGCCATGAGGCACCCGCCGCTCCCCCGCCTCCCCCGGTCGTTGAAGAAAAAGACGAGCCCATGCCCGACATGTCGGACGAGGACATCGCCTTCGATAACGACAAGTATCGTGTGAAGATGTCGGCCTGGGTGAAGACCCAGGGTCGCATCGAGGCACGGCGCGAGCTGCGTGCGGCTGTTGAACAGCAGGCGCAGCGCTCGACCGCAAGCTCGATGGAGACCAAGGCCAGGGCATTCGAGAAGGACCACCCCGACTTCAAAGAAAAGGTTCGCGAGAACGAAGTTCTCCAACAGAACCCGCTTCACCCGATCGCGGGTCAGGCAGTCGGGAAGTCAGAGCACATGGCCGAACTGCTCTACGCGTTCGGTACCGATACTGATATGGCGATCCGCGTCGCCAAGATGCCACCAGACGAGCAGCTGCTCTATGTAGGACGTATGATCGAAAAAATCGAAGCCCGCAAGCCAGCCCCGAAGGGGGCCGCCCCACAGTCCGGTGCGAAACCGGGCAACCAGAAGTCCATCACCAAGGCCCCGCCCCCTCCCCGCGCCGTACCGGCCGGGGGACGACCGGCGTCGCGAGATGTCCTCGACCCATCGATGGGTATGGAGGAATTCGCGCGCCAGCACAGGGCAGGGAAACAGCAAGACCGCGCTCAGAATCGCAAACAGCGCGGCCTGAACTAACAAACTCGGAAGGGTTCAATGGCTAACTCACTCATCACGGCCCAGTGGGTCGCTCGTAAGGCGCTGGTACTCCTCCACGCCAAGAGCAACTTCACAGGTCGTTGCAACCGCGACTATCAGAGCCTGCTCCCAGGCCCCATCAACGGGGTCATCTTGGGCCAGCAGCTCTCGATCCGTCTGCCGTTCCAGTACATGCTCCGTACCGGACCGCAGATGAACGCTCAGAACTCCGTTCAGCGTTTTGCCACCCTGCTGGTCAACCAGCAGCTCGGCGTTGACATCAACTTCACCAGCGTTGAGCGGGCGATGTTGCTGAACAGCTTCGAGGAGCAGGTTCTGGAACCTGCCATGGCTCGTCTGGCCGCTGGCGTGGAAAACTTCACGACCGGTCAGGTGAACAACGTGCCGAAGTTCACTGGCGCGTTCTCGACCACAGCGACCTACGACCAGCTGCTGCAGAATGAGCAGTACCTGACGGAAGCGCTTGCCCCCGAAGACGATCGGCGTACCTTCACCGCGACCCCACAGACGTCGCGCTACTTCGTGAAGGACAACAAGGGTCTCTTCCAGCCTGAGAGCACGATCTCTGATCAGTGGCTTGAAGGCGTGATCAGCGACAAGGCCGCCGGCTACGTCTGCTTCCGTAACACGAAGCTCCCGACGCACGTCATCGGCACGTTCGCTGCCACCTCGAACCCCAGCGTCAACGGCGCTGGCCAGTCGAACCCGGGCGCTGGTAACGCGTTCGTTTCCACGTTCTCACTGACCGTCACCGGCTTCGCTGGTGGTGACGTTGTGAACGCGGGCGACGTGATCAGCATCGCGGGCGTCAACGAGGTTGACCCTGAGACGAAGGCGTCCCTGGGCCGACCGAAGCAGTTCGTGGTCACCGCGACCACGGCCGCTGGTCCCACTACCCTCTCGATTGCCCCTGGCATCATCACGGGTGGTTCCTACCAGAACGTGGACAACGTCCCGGCCTCTGGTGCCTTGATCCAGATCTTTGGTGTGTCCGGTGCGGCGGCGTCCTCGCCTCTGGCCAACATCAGCGGTCAGCTGATCAAGCAGTCCCTGGGCTGGTACCGCGACGCGATCGTGTTCGCGAACCCGCCTATGCTCGACCTCAGCCCACTCGTCAAGATGACGGCTGCCGAGAGCTTCGAGGGATACAACATGCGCTTCGCGCAGCAGTGGGATCCGTCTAACGACGTGCTCCCGGCTCGTCTCGACTCGATCGTGGGTGCGGTTCTCAGCTATCCTGAGCTGGCCGTGCGTAACATCGAAGTCGCGTCGGCGTCCTAATCTGATAACATAGGAGAAACCAAATGGCTAACTATCAGGCAGGTTACGGTCACGGCGACGTTGTTGGCGTTCCGTTTGATTTCTACGCTGGTGCGACCCTGGTAACAGGTAGCACGATCACGATGCAGACCGCCGTGCTGGTACTCTTGCCAGCTGGCGCGGTTTCGCTGACGATCAACCTTCCACTGAACCCAGTGGACGGCGCGTGGGCGGAGATTGTCAATGCGTCTGGCAGCGTCATCACCCTGACGGCGGTCAACGCCAACACGGGCGACGTGCTGGCTGGCGCTGCCACCCCGGCGACTCTGCCGGCGGCAACGCAGACCCCGCTCGTGACTACGGCGATCAAGTACCGCTACACCCTGAACGGCTTCCAGCCGGCCAGCGGCGCGGCGGTCAACCCACGTACGTGGGTTCGCGTTCAGTAATAAAAATGACACCCCAGCCCTCACCCTGAGGGTGTCGGGTGAACGTCCACCACAAGCAGACGTGACCGGCGGGAAGAGTAGCCGCACCTAATTCGAGGGCAACTGTGGCACAGACCAATCAGGCGATCATCACCGAAGCGTACCAGCTTCTTGGCGTAGTCCGCGAGGGGAGAGCCCCTACCGCGACACAGAGCGCGAACGCGCTGACTATTGCCAACGACAACATCGCCACCCAGCAGAAAGATGGCTGGGGCAACATTGGTTGGTGGGCTCAGACAGTTGCCATGCTCAACAACAATGCCCCGCTCAACGACGCGGACATTGGCGACATCAAGTACCTGCTCGCGTCATGGATCGCGCTGCGGTACGGCATCACCATTCAAGACAACCCGAACGATGACCTCGTGGCCCCCACCTCGCTGGGCGGCCAGATTCGTTCTGCCATGCGGCGCATGAACAAGCGGTACCTCAAGCGCGTCGAGTGCGACCTGGGGGAGCTGTCACGTCCGCAGGGCGGGCCCTGGGGCGGACCGAACTTCCTGTAACCCATGGCCTCCAAGACTATCCCCCTTCCGCTCGCGACGTATCAGCTTCCCGACATGCGAGCAGGAAGCAAGCGGCTGGTCGGATGCTTTGCTGAGCCGGCACCACAGGTGCAGGCAGACGACGCGCGCGACCAGCAGACCGCCTCGCTCCGACGGTGGCCCGGGCTCGCCTCGTTCGCCAACTCACAGCAGGCCGGCGCGGTGCGCGGGATCTGGGAGATGGCCGGTGTCGTCTACGCGGTCGTGGGCGGTGACCTGTACACGGTCAGCTCCGCGGGCGCGTTCACCCTGGTGACGGGCTCGGTCGGGGGCATACTCGGGTCCGGGTTCGTGCGGATCACTGATAACGGCCTCTGCCTAGTAATTCTTGTTCCGGGTACCGACCTTCTGTTTACGTACTCGCCGTTCGCCGGTGGTAACGGGTTCATTCAGGTCAACCTCACGAACACGCCCAGCGCCTCGTTCTTCTTCAATCTGGGCGGCGCGATCGACGCGTGGTTCGTGGACGGGTACATCGTGTTCCTGGCCAACAACAACGGCGGGAACGGATCGACCACCTTCTTCAACGACGACGGCCGTCTCGTGTCGGGCCCGGCCACGATCACGTTCACGACCGCGTCCAGCTTCACGAGACAGTTCGGTACGGACCCGTTCTATGGGATGTGTATCGACCACCGCGAGCTGCTCATGTTCGGTTCGCGGACAACGGAAGGGTTCGTCAACACCGGTAACCCGACCGGGTCACCGTTCTCGACCGCGCCCGACACGTACATGCCGTACGGGATCCACCCGCTCTGCGCGTTCAGTATCGCGCTGCAGGACAACTCCGTGTTCTGGGTCGCGAACGACCTTACCATCCGACGTCGCGAGGGTCAGACACCGGTACGTATCTCGACCGCGAGCATCGAGGCCGTCCTCGCCAAGGCGAACAAGACCGGGAACCTCGCCGGGATCTACGCGGTCACCTCACCGGACGGTAGCCCGACATGGATGGGGCACCCCTTCTACATCCTGACCATACCGGGCATGCAGCGCACGTTCGCGTACGACTGCGTGAGCCAGCAGTGGTTCGATCTCGTGTCCGTGGTGAACGGGCAGGAGATCCAGTACCGCGCGCTCAGCTACCTGAACGCGTTCGGGAAGCAGCTTATCGGCGACGCGCAGAAGGGACAGATCGGTAACCTTGACGAGGACACCCAGCTAGAATTCGGCAACGCCGCGACACCGGTCGTGTGCGCGTTCACGTGCCAGCCCCTCTATGAGGGGAATAACCGCCTCATCGTGAGGCGAATAGAGGCCGTGATCACCGCCGGTGCGGGTGTCGTGGCCAACTTCGCGCCCAAGGTGAGCTTGCTTCTGTCCGATAACTGGGGCCAGACCTTCGACGTGTCGGGCGACGACACGCAGACGCTCGGGCTACCGGGCGACACGGACAACCGCGCGATCTGGTGGAACCTGGGACAACACTACTCCCTCGTCTCACAGTTCCGTGTGACGGACCAGAGCCCCGTGTTCGTTGTGGACGTGCACGCCGAGTACGAGCCCTGCAAGTGGTGAGATGAGTACCGCGCTCGTCTCCAAGCCCGGTATCACGCGCCAGTCAGCCGGCAGCGCGGTACCGATGCAGTGGTCGCAGAGCTGGTTCAGAGATTTCATCTCAGACCACCTGAAGGGCGCGGACGTACGGAACGCGATCGGCGTGAACGGGATTGTCGTCAGCGGCAATATCTCGTCGCCATACGCGACGATCAGCATAGGCAACACCCCGGCCGGCGGCGGCACCCGCCTGAACGGCGCGCTGGAGATCAGCGGGTTCGCTGGGCTAGCCGCAGCGTACGGCACGGTAAACGCATGGGCGACCGGGATGGCCGGATCGCAGTCACGGATTTTCTTTGGTGATGGCAGCGGCTGGAAACTGAACTTTAGCAGCCGCACCGGGGGCGTGACCACAGATCTGATCACGTTCAGCGACGGCGGCGGCGCGCTCGGCACCACACTCATCACGTTGACAGGCGCTAATCCGTCTTTCGGGTTCGTCAACAACGCGGCCTCTGGTCGCAGCTACCTGATACAGGCGTACGTTAACGGCGTATCTAACGCCGGGTTCGGTATTTTTGATCAGACCTCGGCGCAAAAGATTGTGTCGTGCGACGCTAATGATCAGTGGGTGTTCTATCCCTCTATTGGCAGCGGCACGACAGTAACAATCGACCCTCCAGCTACGGGCGGCGGCGCGACGTCTTTAGCGGTTGGCACCAACAACGCCGTCAGCACGAACATCGGCATCGACGTGGTCTCTGGCTCCAACCAGAACGTCGGTATCGAGGTAACGGGCACGATGGGGGCCGCGTTCGGCGACTACGGCACGCTGAACACCGCGCTGGTGATGAACTCCGTTGGGGCGAACTTCGGCCAGATCGGCAACAACGCCTCGCAGCTTTGGTCGCTCGGCTCCACCAATGTCGGAAGCGGCATCGGAGTACCGGGCAACATCGTGTTCGAGTGGGGCAACACCGGGGACCAAGCGTTCTTCCCCAACCTCGGCACGACAGCCTCGGCCGCGAACGCGTTCTTGGTGAGCGGCACCTCCAACAAGCTGCAACGTTCGACGTCCAGCTTGCGGTACAAGACCAACGTCGTCAGCGTTCAGGGCGCGGACATTGACGCGCTCCTGCAGATGCGGCCCGTGATCTACACGTCGCTGTGCGCGGGCGATGACCCGAAGACCGCACACCTCGGCTTCATCGCCGAGGAGATGGCCCTGATCGATCCGCGGCTCGTGCACTGGACGCCGAACCAAGTGGACTCGCGCGGCACCGGCGTCCCCGGCGCGACGCTGGTCCCTGAGAGCGTCCAGTACGACCGTATTGTGACCCTGCTCGTGGGCGCGCTACAGACGCTCGCGCAGCGCGTCGCGGCGCTTGAGGCAGCAGCCGGGCCTCTTTCTCTGACAGGCAAGTACGGCCTGACAGGCACTAACGTCGTGACAACCCCATCGGTTGTCACGGTACTTCCGCCGGTCGCGGTCCCGCCAGATATGGGACCAACGGCACTTGAACTTCAATCAACACAGGTGAGTGCAACATGAGTGACCAGACTAACGATATCGCCCAGAGCATCGCCGCCGCGGTGAAGGAAGCGACCCAGGACGGCGGACGCGCAGAGGTCCGCATCAACCCGAACATCCAGGCACCGATCCCGCAGCACATCGCCAACAACCTGCTCGAATACCTGCGACGCGCGCAGTCCACGGGCATGGAAGCGATCGCGTGGTGCGAGGCCTACCAGTACGTGCAGCAGTTCGCGACCCCGCCCGCACAGCAGGGTGTCCCGTTCAATGGGCTCCAGGCGAAGAAGTAAGAACATGACATTCGACCCAACAGACTACATACCCCACGGTATGGTAGCGGTCCTCGCCAGCGTAGCAGGATGGGTATTCACTAACCACACCAAGCAGGACGAGCGCCGGTTCGACAAGTTCGGCGACGCGTACCTGAAGCTGGGAGAGAAGCTGGACGAGGCCATCAGCAAGCAGGCCTCGAACCATACCGAGATCTTGAAGATCCTGCTGGAGCAGAAACGGTGACCGTCAACTTCGACACGCTCGACCCCAGTATCCCGCGCCAGCTCGCGATCGACGTGGACGCGGCCGAGAAGAACGAGCTGGTCGCGTACCCGGACACGCTCGGTAACTGGACCTGCGGACGCGGGCACCTCCTCCCCCAGGCAGCGCCCGGGCGCAGCTGGCAAGGGTTCACCGTGATCGAGTCCACGAGCGATCGCTGGTTCTGCCAGGATCTGCTCAACGCGATGGCGCTCGCGAGGAAGTGGCCTGAGTTTGTCAAGTGCGACACCGGCAACCGCCAGAACGCGCTCTACGAGATCGCGTTCAACATGGGCAGCAGGTGGGGGCAGTTCGTGCACGCTCGCGCAGCGATCGTGGCCCAGAACTGGCCCGAAGTGAAGAACCAGCTGCTCGATTCCCTCTGGGCCAAGCAGGTACAGCCTCACGGTCTCTGGGAGGTCGGGTTCGACGCGAACGGTAGCGAGGTGCGCGGCGCTGAGAAACCGGGCCGCGCCACGCGCATCGCGAACTACTTTCTGAACGGGTGAGACAATGCCAATCTGGAACCTAATCGCGGGCCCCGTGCTCGGCATCATCGGGAAGCTGATCCCTGACAAGGCCGCCGCAGCGGCCGCCCAGGCGCAGCTCCAGATGATGGTCTCGCAGGGCGCGGTCACGGAAGAACTACAGCAGCTCACCGCGATCACGACCGCGCAGACGGACGTGAACAAGGTCGAGGCCGCGAGCGCGTCCATCTTCGTTGCGGGCTGGCGTCCGTACGTGGGCTGGGTCTGCGGTACCGGACTCGCCATGGAATTCATTATCGGGCCACTGCTCACCTGGGCCACAGGTCACCAGTTCCCGAAACTCGACAGCCCGCTGATGAACAGCATACTCGGCGGGATGCTCGGACTCGGACACATCTCGCGCACCGTGGAAAAGATCCAAGGCGTCGCCGGTAACCACTGATGAACCCAATGCAATCATTCCTGGGCCTCCCGGGCAACACCCAGCAGGGCTCGATCGCGCCGACCGCACCGGGCGCGGTGCGCAGCTCGCCGAACGGGTCCGGTCTGATGGCAGCGGCCGCGTCACAGAACACAGGGATGGGCGCGCAGCCAACACTGTCGCAGCTCGCCGCTCGGCCCGGCGCGAACATGTTCGGCAACATCTTCCCAGGTAACGGGGTCACGCCCGGCATGAACACCCAGAACGCGAACGCGCAGGGCGCGGCCGGTATGGGCGGCGCGTTCATGGGCATGGGCGGCGCGGGCGCGCCGAACGCAGGCACACCGAACGCAGGCACACCGAACACGGGCATGATCTCACAGATCATGTCGCAGCTACACCCACAGGCATCGGACGCGCTCCGCGCGATCCCGCGCGAGACGATGGCCCACCTCACCCAGGCCGGCCTCATGCACCCTGGCGTGATGCAGCACTTCCACGGAGCGCAGCAGTAATGGATTGGTCAAACTTCCTCGGCGGTGCCGGTCAGGTCGGTACGGCGGTAGCGCCGCTCCTCGGTACGGGCGCGCAGCTGTACGGACAGCAGAACGCAGCGGGCGCGGTCGACAAGGCCAACACCGCCGCCATAGGCAACCAGAAAGACGTCCTCGGCAACATCGGCAGCATCTACAGCCCCTACACGACCGGCGGTGCCGGCGCTGAGGCCGCGCTCGGGCGCGCGATGGGCACGAACGGTCAGCCCGCCGACTACTCTGGGTTCGAGAACATGCCAGGGTACAAGTTCGCCCTGGACACTGGCGAGCAGGCCATCCAGCGTCAGGCCGCCGCCATGGGTAGCGGCTACACACCCAACACCGGTATCGAGATGGCCAAGTTCGCTACCGGTACCGCGATGCAGGACTATAACACCTACATCCAGCAGCTGTCATCGATGGCCGACCGCGGTGCGACCTCCGCTGATAAGCTCGGCAACATCACCTACAACACGGGAGCGAACATCTCCCAGCTCATGCAGAACACCGGGCAGTCACAGGCCGGGATGTACACCGGTATGGGACAGACCGTGGCCGGCGCGCTCGGCGGCGGGTACAACCCGAACGCGAAATTCAATTGGGACGGCAGCTACAGAGGCCCCGGCGCGAGCGGCGTGGGCGGCGGCGGGATCCCCGGTATGATCGGCAACATCGCCAGCGGCGTTAAGACGATGTTCGGCGGTGGTGACGGTACCGGCGCGACCGGTGAGAACTACAAGGGTCCAGAGAGCAACTGGGGCTGGCAGCAAGACCAATCCAACATCAACTTCAACGATAGCATTGGCGACCCGTGGGCAACACAGAACAGTAACTTCAATCCAGACGTCAGCTCTCAGTTCAGCGACACGCCCAGCTTCGACGGCTTCACCGGCTAACGCCCCATGCCCGGCGTGCAGATGATCGGCAGCGCCATCTCAGCCTCGTCGGCTGATGACTGGCGTCAGTACGCTCCACCGCCGCCGGCACCGTCGAGCGTAACGTACGGCGGTGGCGGACCCAGCGGCGGTGGCGGGGGCGGCTATAGCGTCCTCGGCAACATCGGCGCGATTGGATCCATGCTCGATCGCGGCCACAACCCGGCCGACGCTGCCGCCATCTACGCGATCCAGCAGGGCGGCAACAGCACCCTCGGCAACATCTCGAAGCTGGCCGCCATGGGCAGCCTCGCCAACAGCGCGGGCATGTTCGGCACCCACGTCAACGCCGCTGGCCAGACAGTCAACGGCAACACCGACGTCGGTGGCGCGCTCGGCGCGCTCGGGGGCGGCCTACAGTTCATGCAGGGCATCCAGAAGGGCGGCGTCACCGGGTACGGTGGCGCGGTTGTGGGCGGGCTCCGTGCCGCGTCCGGTATCGAGTCGCTCATCGGCAACGCTGGGATGGCCGGCACCCTGGGCGCGGCCGCCGGCTACGCCGCGGCACCGCTCGCGCTCTACAGTGCCATCAAGAACTGGCAGTCGGGCAAGACCGGCGCGGACGCTATCCAGGGGATGGAGGCGGGCGCGGCGATCGGTTCCGTCATCCCCGGTATCGGCACCGTCATCGGCGGCGTCATCGGCGGCGCGGTGGGCGCGATCAGCTCCGCGTTCGGTGGTGGGTCATCCTCGACCGAAGCGCTCGGCGA